AGAGCTCATGTCGAGCAGCTGGCGGGACATCGTCTGCTTGCCGGCGGTCGGCTTCGGGGTCACCGTGTCCACGTCGGTGTCGTAGGTGTCCGCGTCGGCCAGCGGGTCGTTCTCGTTGGTCTGCTCGGCCACCGCGGTGTCAGTGCCGACCGTCTGCTTCGGCAGGGTCAGCGGGCGCGGGTCGTCGCCCAGCGGGATGTTCCGCACGGCGTTCGCGAGCTTGCGGCCCTGGCGAGCGAGGGTCTCGAACTCCTCGGTCATCCAGTGCGGCTGCACCAGACCGGGACCGTTGGCGCCGGTGGTCAGCGCGGCACGCTGGTGCTCCGCGAGGCGCTTGGCCGCGGCCTCGTCGTCCTTGTGGCGGGCGGCGTACATGTCGCCGAAGAACGAGTACTGGCCGTTGTCCTTGGCGGACCGGTAGTGGCCCGGGTCGCGGTCCTTCGCGGTGGTGTTGCTGGTGCCCAGCGAGCGCGTCTCGGTCTTGCCGGTGTCGGCGGTGCCGTTGTCGGTGACCTTCGCGGCGAGCGCGGCGACCTTGGCGTTGCGGGTCTCGATCTCGCTCAGCTGCGTGATGGTCTCGGCCAGCTTCTTTGCCTCTTCGCCCTGGCTGCGAACGAGAACCAGCTCGTCCTCGGTCAGGTCGCGGGTCTCTTCGGCGGCGCGGGTCTGGAGTCCCTCGATCGAGGTCTTCAGGGATTCGAACTTGGCGGTCTGCGCCAAGAGGTAGGGGTTGCTCATGGGAGCTCGGCCTTCCGGCTGGAGGGAATAGTCACTCGCTCGCCGGGGTGTCTGTCAGCCCGCTCGGCCGGGGTGTCCGCTCAGATACGCGGGGGTGCCGTCCGGGGCATCCAGGGGTGCCGTCGTCGTACTGCTAACCACATGCTACGCCACTACCGGTTAGGACAGGGGCAGCACCGGCAGGGATGCCAAGATCTGTCGCGCCTCGTCCAGACGGCTGACCACTGCCGCCACGTCCTCGTCGTACCAAGCGCCCTGCGACCGGACACCGCTCACCGTTGCGAGCTCGCCGTACGCGCCTGCCATCACTACGGCCACCTCAGCCAGGTGGGCCTTCACCCGCTCGGTGATGCCGCCGGCAACGTTGCGGTTGCGACCCTCACGGAACCCGATCGACAGGTCGGTCAGCGCACCGTCTCTCACGAGCGCCAGCGTCTCGTCACCCACCGGTGTAGCGGACACGCGCAGCTCGGCGTACAGCCCGGCTGCGTCGTCCCTCAGCAGGCTTGCGCGGCCGATCAGGGACCCGCCGAGGTCCATGTGCTCCCGGGCTACCTTGACCCGGCTCGCGGCCCGCAGTTGGTGGTTGAAGGCACCGCGAGCGAACTGCTCGACCAGCCGCGCATCGATCCGCACAGCCTTGCCGTAGGGCACGACGATGCCCCTGATGGTCCGGCCGTCGCCGTCCGAGCGGACCTCGAGGTCCGGTGTGAAGCTCCGGTAGCTGATGTCGTTCATCGTCAGCCCTTCTTGTCGGCCAGGCCGCGGAGCGAGGCCCAGTGCGGGTCACAGAGTCCGCGGGAGGTGGGAGCCTTCGTGCAGTCCGGGGCGTTGCACGTCTTCGGCGCGGCAGGCTTCGGGTCAGCAGTCTTCGCGTTCACAGGGGTACCTCCGTGGTGTTGTCGGCCGGCGCAATGGCGGGCGCGGTGTCGGGCGCGGGCGCGGGCGGTTCGGCGAACACGTCGCCTCCCTCGATCGGGGGCAGGCCTTCGTTGGCCCGGTCCTCGTTCGGCAGCAGGGTCTTCGACGTGATCCGGATCTGACTCGTCTGCGCCCGGGTTAACGCATCCGGCCGGGTGTAGTCGTCGGTGTTCGCGACCACGCACAGACCGGGCGGGAACGCGGCCGTCAGGGTCTGCTCGAACCGGGCGAGGTGGCCGCGCAGTCCCCACTTCACGAACTTCACGTCTTCGGCGTTGTCGTTGCGGTATGTGCGGTTCGAGGTCTCGACGCCGAGCGCGGACGGCTGCACGCCGAACAGGAGCGCCGTCTCCAGCAGCGACATCTTCCGGGCCTCGAGCAACTGCAACTCGGTCGGATTCCACGCCAGCGGCTCGAAGTCCAGCGCCGCATTGAGCACGGCAACCGTACGATCCCGCTGCGCGGCCAGCCATGACGTCTTCGCGGCCTGCAGCGTCTCCACCGTGGCGTCGGGGTTGGACGACTTCAGCACGCCCGTAGGGACGCCGTGAGCGCCGACAGAGCGCGCCTGCCGCTGCAGCTCCACCGCCAGGTCCAGAGTTCCGCCCTGTGCGCCAGTGAGACCGGACAGGTGCGCCTCCAAAATGCCGAACCCACGTACATCACTCGGCGCGCAAGGACCCTTGATGTGCAACACGTCGGACGGGCCGTACGACACGCCGGCGATCTGGTACTCGATACTCCCGATCGGCAGGCCGGACATCGACTCCCACCCGATCCGGCGTACTCCGACCTGTTGCGCCGGGATCGGCAGCACTGCGGTCGGGAATCCGTCCGTGTCGCGGTCGGCGATCAGACCGATCGCGTTGCCGTGCCACTGCAGATCCAGCCCCCAGCTGGAAAACGTCGTCATCCGTGTGTCCGGCGGCGCGGGCTGCTCCAGCAGCCACGGGCGCGGCGTCACCTTCGTGGTCCGCTTCCCGTCCGCGTCCTCGATCCACACGTCCCACGGCACCGAGCCGATCGCGTCGGACACCATCAGCGCGGCACGCCACGCACCCGGCAGCGACATCCCGCCCCGATACACATCCATCGGGTACGCGACCGCCTCGCCGTCGATCAGGATCTGGAACGCGCCGCTGCCGATCGACCGGTCATGCTGGTCAGTCGGACGGCCACCACGACTCAACAGCTTCCCGAGCCCCATCAGATCCACCTGAGCTCGTCGAGGACGCCAACAGCCACGACAACCGCGCCGGCCAGTAGTAGACCCCAGGCCCAGCCTGCGAGTACGGCCACCGCCGCGACGATGCACACGGCACCGACAATCTGCGCCACGAAGGGCAGCGACTTCTTCATGTGGTTCCCCATCTCAGATGACCATCGGTTGCGGCATGGGCTTCTCGATCTCGGCCGGATGATCGGCTGCCCACACGGCCAGCGTCGCCGCGGTCACCGGGGTGATCGGCTCGGAGTGAGTGGTGAACGCCAGCGACTGACCGAGCCGTCGCCACGCCAGGAACGGGACGGCGTCAACGAAGTCGGCCTGCCCGTAGTGGAGGATCGTCGGAACCGGAGACGCCTTGATTTCGTCGTTGAATCGCACACACGCAGCGGCGTAGTCGGGTGCGGTGACCCGGTCCACCTCGAACCCGGCACGCTCGATCTCGTCGGCGATATCCCGCGCCGGACCCGCGTTGTTCACGGTGACCCGGGAGATGCCCTGCCGCTCGAGCACACCGATCGCCGCACCCGCGGTCCAGCGCGTACCGAGCCCGTGCTCGATGACCTCGAACAGTGCCCTGCCGTCAGGGTCACGCCAGCCGGCCACGATCGTCGAGCACCGGCGGTCAGGATCCACGTCGAACGCGATCCCGGGTACGACGTCGGTCGGGATGCGGGCCAGCGTCGACGACGCTGCGACGACAGAGTCAGGGATGACCCGGTCGGCCTCAGCTTCGGTCGACCGGTTCGCGAAACCACGAAGGAACTCGGAGCGGTCCATCTTCGTCTGCGACTCGGCGATCGACGCATCCCGCACCGTGAAGCCGTGCGGGCAGGGCTTGCCACCGGCCGGGCCGAGACAGTCTGCGTCCTGGCAGCGGGCGGGGTGGTGACCCAACACGGCAGCCAGCAACGCCATGTCGTCGAGCTCGTCCAGCGCAACACCGTCGACCTCGTCTGGGAGCGACCACTCGAAGTACGCGATGCCGCTGGTGTCACCACGCTCGACGGCGGCACGGCCTCGCTCACGGGCCTCGTTCAACCCGTACGACGAGGCAGTGCCGGCGGTGCTCGTCTTCCACACCTGGCCGTCCTTCGTCGTGAACCCAGGCTGGATCGCGCCCATCAACACGGCGTACTCGTCAGCGGTGAACGCCCAGATCTCGTCCAGCAGAACCAGGTCGGGCGTCTCGCCGTGCAGGTCCTCGCCGGACGGTGCGAACGGTTCGAAGCTCGACCCGGTGACGGGGAACTCCAACGACTCGAAGCCGTTCGAGACCTTCTGCTTGGTGCGGCCCTTCAACAGGCGAGAGTGCTGCATCGCCGAGCAGGCATCCATCCACCGACGCCGGCTGTGTTTCCGGGTCTGAGCGGCGAGGAAGACGCGGCGCCTGTCACCCGCCATGCAGCGGTGAACAACGACCGGGCGAAGCAAGGTGGTCTTTCCCCCTTGCCTGGGGATGGTGACCACGACCTCGTTGTACGCCCAGTCACCTGTGACCGGGTCCACCTCGAGCCCAACATCGACCACGGCACGCTGCCACGGCATCAACGGCGTACCCAGCTCGGCCGCGATCTCCGCAACCGCCGGCCCGTATGTCGGCCGGTCGGGGTTACGCGGGGTCGCCCAGCGTGGGGCCGGACCGTGTGAGGCGGGCCAGTTCAGCGTCCGCGTCCCATCCGTCACCGTCGTCACGCGCTACCTCCGCCCCGAAGAACTCCGCGAGCACCTGCCTGAGCTCCGTGCTCGCAGTCGTGAGCCGGATGGTGTGGCCCTCTTCGGCCTCCTGGTCGAACTGCGCCGCCAGGGCCAGAGCCTGAACAACGAGCACCTCTTGCCGAGCCGTCAACTCATCCACCGAGCGCACAGCGGCCAGTACTGCCTCCACTGCCGTCGCGTACGCCACGCTCGAAGTGTAACTCTCGTTTACGGATTTAGCGTAGTGACGCTACTTGTAGCCTGCGGAGAGAGAGACGGGGACGGACATGCGGTCTTTCCTCCT